GTACTCATATCATCGCCTTTATCCTCACTTCTTAATGAGCTATCACTGTCAATAATTGATTTGTCAAATGGAATACTCGCATTAAATACGATATCGTGGTCATCACAATGCACGTATACTTCTACGCCGTCGCCACTACCTACAACATTCGTAGCTTTAACTTTTAGACTGAAGTTATCCATAAAAAATTGTTCGCCTCGTTTGGCAATTTTATCTTTATGCTTTTTCGCAAATTCAATCGCATCTTTTTCTGCAGGTGGTTGGAAGCCTTGTCCTACATATTTTGAAGCTTCCATTTCTTCTGGTACAGATTTTGTTTCTTTATTAGATTCGTTATTGGTAGTTGAACATCCTGATAGCAGTAGCGTTGCTATTAAGATTAATTTTGCCTTTTTAAGCATATTTCATCACCTATTTATGTGTTTGTAAAACTTTTATGTTTGAAAAAGCTACTTATTCTCAATGAAAACAAGTAGCTTTTAATAAATAATTAGTATACTGCTAGTTTTTCTAATTGTTCTTTAACTTGAATTAAGTTTGAACGAATTAACGAAGCAGATTGATCCATTGTTTGAATAGCTTGCCCTTCATTTTCGTTCAAGCCATTACAAACAACTTCAAACTGTTGTGCCATTTGATCAAGACGTGCATGAGCTTGAGTGTTTAAAATAAACATATCATCATAATGAGATGGTAAATTGACATTTCGTCGTTGTACGCAAATGTATAAAACCCTTGTTATACCAAGTTCTTTATTATTTTTAACCTTTTAAATTTTCCACAAGTGTTTGCCCTTATTTAAATAATCCGCCCTTTTTTTGCCCTGAAAAAATAACCACGTCAATTAAGACGTGGTTACCCTAATATAGAAAGAAAGTGTTTGTAAATTTTAACATATTTAAGATTTTTTGATTATCTATCTGTTTAGCTCATAGGATTTTTTTCCTTAGATTGAGTATCTATTAATTTAACTGTATGATTTTCCCAATCAACTTCATAAATTGATGTATGAGTTGCTCTATTTTCATCTTTATAATTATTACCTATCCAGTGAAGTTGATTCCAAAAGTTTGTATATCTATCCATTTCTCTTTGATAAGTAACAGTAATTTTTGATTTTTTTGCAGCGTTTTGTTTTCGAGATAGGACACCAATAAATTCTGGATTGAAGTTACCTCTGGATAACACTGGCATTTTGTGATATTCCAAGAAGTTTTGTCCAGCATTTAAGTTGCTTTGTCTTGAGCCTAAAAACATTTCATTACCATAAGTTGAATGATAACTATCTCTGCCATATGGTCCCCAACCATTATTCATAATTTTATGTGCTTCAACATCCCAACCAATTTTTTTGAAATTAGTTCTTTTATCTAAGCTAGTTCTATAGCTTTCTTGTTTATAGTTAATTGTCTCTGAAAAAGATTTTGAACCATTACCTCCACCTGACAAGCCGTTAGAGATATTAATATCTCCACCATAAGAATAACCTACCGTTTGTTGTACTTGAAATTCTTCATTTTGATTTTTAGGTGCATAATCTACAACGTTTACTGAGTCATTAGAATCTGAATTAATTGAAATGTTGTACTTAGAACCCCAATAAAATTGAGAACTAATAGTGTCTTTTGGATTTGGCTTTGTATAGCCAGAATAAATGTTTCCAGCAGCTTTGAGTATTAATGTATCTTTATCATAACTTTTATCTTTAATAAAATTAAAAGTTAAAATCTGAGAAATTTTTAACTTATCGGAATCTGATGTTGCAGTTGTTTTGTACAAAGTAATTTTATCATCAACCTTTTTCTCACTTACAGGTGTGATATGTTGAGCTGCATCAACTGTATTGGATAGCAAAAGCAATGCAATTGATGTAACAACTGATGATTTGACTATTTTTTTCATATCAATTATGTCCTTTCACTTTAATTTCATGAGTTTTCCAGTTCACTTCATATTTAACTGTGTAATTTCTGTTTACAAATGCGTTGTGTATTCTAGATCCTTCTAAATAACTATTGCCATAGTGTGTTGTTCTTCTAGTAGCATGAGTAACATCCATATTTCTGCCATACGTTATTTCAAATTCACTTGTATCTCCTGAGCCTTTTTCATGAGAAACAGTTGCAATAAATGAAGGATTGAAACCACTGTGTACTAATGGGGGTAATTCATTGTCTGGCACAAAATAGTCTCTCGGATTTTGACTATATGGTTTATATCCAACAAATAAATTTGGATCATGTCCAGACATTTTACCTAATGATGTGATAAATGAATTAGCTTTTATTCCCCATTGAACACTTTTTGAATTTTGATGTTCTACTTCACTGATATAGTTTTGTTGATTATAACTAATTGTTTTTGAATAATTAAATGAACCATTACCTCCTGTTGATGGACCACTATTAAAATTACCACCTATGTTATAACCTAATGTTTGACTAACATTTACTGAATCTATTTTATTTTTAGGTAGATAATTTATTAAATCTACATTGGGGTCATTTGTTTTGAGACCAATATTGTATTGGAAAGGCCACCTCATTGCTTTTATATGATCTGTGTTTTTGTAATTGTAATAAGTAGTCTTTGAATTGATAAAACCTTGCATTTTTAAAATCAAAGCGTCTTTGTTATACTTTTTATCTTTAACAAAATCAAACTGAATATTTTGTGTGACCCCCCACTTATCGCTACTTGTATCTTCTGTTCTTTTGACTACCTCAGCGCCATCACCAATATTCTCAATATTGTTATCAGCTTTAGATTCATGAAACGAAGTAGCAATAGGAGTGATTATTCCTAACGACAATGTTGCAGCTAATAGTCTTTTTTTGACCATAAAAATCATTTCCTTTCTTTATAAATTTTATTACATTTTTATATTAAACCTTTTTAACTTTTAATAAAATTAAATATTTATTAAAAGATTTACCGAGTTTAAAATATCTATAAATGTGTTTTTTTACTATTATTTCGAAAAAAACCCGTTCATTACCAAACAAATTATAAATAATTTATATTTTGATTGATAATAAACATAAAACCACGATATAGTTGACCATAACAACTTTTTAATCATAGCACACAATACGAACACAAAATAATTTATATACTAAAAACGTTTGTTTTTTTAAAATTTAATATATTTATGTAAAAATTAACTGTTTATTAATTTTAAATAATAGGCAAATACCGAAGTACCTGCCTAAGATTCATCATATACAATTATCAAACTGCGCTAAACTTACCAAAACTACTTATCCTATTACCTGCTTTATCTACCTCTCCTGTCGCGATATAACGACGTTGTCCACTATTAGCGATATAAGTAATCCATCTATAGCCATTGATACAATATGCGCCGTCATATTTGATTGTTGCGTTATTAGGTAATACACCAGTAATTCTTGAATTAGTTGAATAGCCGTCCCTTACGTTATTACCTTTAACATTGGCAACTGTGTAATTACCAGCCTCTTTTTTATAAGGCACATTATTCTTATCAAGTGTATAACCTGCTGGCACTGGTGGATTTTTTTGGTTTTTAGCTGATGTTTTAACATTACCAGCTACCAAACCACCTATAGGCTTACCATGAATCGCACCAGCTATTAATTTAGAATACAAGTCATAATTCTTCTTAATCCAATCCATATCTTTTTTATTAGTAATAAAACCTAATTCAGATAAACGATAATTGATATTTATTTCTGCTGATACATTAACGTTCAGTAAATCATTACGAGGTGTTACACCTCTTATTTGTCCTAAGTTATTTTTAATAACATCTTGTATACTTTTATCAATAGTATCTGCATTGAATTGACTTGAAATAATAACATGCCCACCACTTGCACTTTCTCCTGCTGCGTCTAAATGAATCTCTAGAACAATGTCATACCCCTGTGATTTAACCCAATATAAGCCATAATCTTTATTATTTCCTACATTAACACCGTAAGCAGTATCTTGATACATATCTTGTGATTGACTTGAGCCACCATATAATGCAACTTCGTGACCTGCATGTCTTAAATACTTAGCGATATTTGGTGTTATATATTTACGGATAAAATCACGTTCATTTGTTCCGTTTCCGACTGCTCCAGGATCGTTATAACCATGACCGGCTACAAGCATAATTTTTTTAGGTTTAATTACTGCTTGCTTTTTGGCAGTTGCTTGCTTAATAACGCTTTTAGCTTTATCTCCAACACTTACTTTATCTGGGAAATTTAATCTAATAAAATACATTGGGTCATCGTAATAATGAACATGTCTTGTAACGGTTTCGGGACCCCAACCAGGTTGCGCAACGCCATTTGTCCAACCTTTACCATTCCAATTTTGGCCAAACGATGTGAAAGTGTTTAGATTAGCGCTCTCAACAATTTCAACATGTCCAGCTCCGCCACCATACTTTGACGGGAAAACGACAATGTCCAACTTTTGCGGTAAAAAGCTATCATAGTTTTTAATTATTTGCCCGTATTTTTCAATCCTTGCTTTATTATCAAATGGAATATTATAAGCGTATAAACCTTGTAACCTTTCGCCTGTTGCTATCATAAAAAACATATTTGCGTAATCGTAACACTGAAATCCATAAAACAAATCAGGATTGAACTGCTTCCCTAATGAATTATCAAACCATTTTTCTGCTTGGTTTTTTGTTATCAACATTGGTCAACACCTACCCTAAATCATTTGTGTCGTTCATATTCGTAGGTGTCATTACTTCTTTAATTGGCGCTTGCCCTGTTGCTTTTCTATACTTGTTTTCAGCTTTATATTTCTTTAGCTTTTGATTTGCCCATTTACCTTCTTGAGATGTTGGATTGTCTTTATACGTAGTATATAAAGCAACAACAGTAAGTATTATTGATGATATAGTCTCATCGTCTACTGGAATCGGGCTAATACCTTTGTTCGCTAAGAATTGATTTACTAATGCTAAGATCAATACGATGTATCTTGTTATTACTTTTGCATCCATTTGTTTGCTCCTTTTATCCAAAATAAAAAGCCAGTGCCGAAGCACTGACCAAAAACATTATTTACATTTACGACCATACAAATAGCATGACAACCATCTTGCCCAACTCATTTTGTCCACCTCCCTTAAGGTAATAACGCAGTAATTGATGCAGTAATGACTGCAATCATAACAATTGTTACAAGCGCCCATATGGCACCTACGAGCCATTTATTTTGGGCGAGTGTCTTTTCTTCGTTTTTTTGCGCAACATCTACTTGCGTTTGATATCTTTCTTCAATTCTGTTTAATATCTTTGTTTGCTCTAAATTCTCATCTACAACTTTATCTTGCTTATCTTTAAGTTCTTTATGAGATTCTCTTAGTTCATTATGATGTTGCTTATGTTCCTCTCTAAGTTCAAGCACATGATCAGCTGTTTCATTTGCTAGTATTTCAACATCATCCACACGTTCAACTAATTCAGAAAGCTCTTTTTTTATTTTCTGAATATCATCCAAAACTACACCTACTTTCTAAGAAAGCTATGAGCGTAATGCTCATAGCTTAGTATAGCTACATTGTTTCGCTATCAACTGTTTTATCAGATGACAAGTCAGTTCTATCCACAACTTCTTTCACTACTTTCACACGTTGTTTTTTGTTAGTTAATTGATATAACAAATTTAACGTCTCCGCAATTTTCTTAGCGTTTTCTTCAGATTTAAAATCTTGAGCATGGTTAACCATTTCAGAAGTTGTAAAACTTCCTGTGAAATCTTGATATACTACACGTTCTGTACCTTCTTTGTCGATTTGTACTAAAATAAACCTTTCTGTATTGTTGATAATTTCTTTTGCCATAATTAAATGACCTCCTTAAATTTTTGTATAAAAATAGTGCTAAGGATTACTCTTCCTCAGCACATTGTTGATTTTCTTTATTTTCTTGTATATACGCTTTTAACATCGCGTTTTCTTGTGTTAACCTCATAATTTCCTGTGATAAATAATGAATTGTATATTCAGGATTAGCTTGTAATCCTTGTTTGTTATCCTGCATTCTTTGACTCCTCCAATTTCTTGATTCTTAGTTGTTGTTCTTTGATAACAGGGATAAGATGAATCCATAGACGATCATACGCTATACCTTCAATTTCTCCTTTGTCATCATACGTGACAAACTCTTTTAATCCTAAATTCTCCACCTCTTCAGCAATCAAACCTACGTATCTATCAAGTTTATAGGTGTCTTCCGATAATTTTCTATCTTCTCTCAGCTCTCTAGCTAAAATTTCAGACTCAGCTTTATCAAACCACGTTCTAATAGGTAAGTTAAGAATAGCTTTTGAATGTTCCAGTTGTTCATCTCTATCGTTATATTGATTTTCGATAGATAACTTGTATTTACGCGCTGATGTCGAACGCCCAATTGTGCCAGCAGAAGTAATATGCAAATTAGCTGCGGCCGAATAAGTACGTCTATAAATTGAGTTAGAAGCTATCCTATCTCCTGCATCATCTGAACCTACAGACAGTAGGTCTGTACTCTGTATATGAATATACCTATTACCATCACGTCGTTTCAGCATATTAAATTTGCCATACCCTGCTTCGATTGTTGTATCTCCACCTGTTGCATATCGTCCATTAACAATTTGAACAAGACCTTTATTTCTTTCTTTAGAAAACCTGATACCCGCACCGTAATCATAGTTCTCATCAGAACCAAACATAATATAACCGTCACTCGAATAAGCATTATCTGCATTAGACAGCGTGAATGCAAATCGGTTTAATCCAGGCACTTTGTCTGTGTTTGGATATAAATACACCGGTGCCTGTTTGCTTTTGATATTCGATGAAGCGTAAGACTCCAGAACAACCCGATTATTATCTGACGTTAGTGCAACGACACCACCATAGGAATTGATTGTTATACCATTCATGCCACTATCACTGTAAGTTTTATCCCACCATTGAATCGTACCAGATGAACCACCGTCTTCACCTTCACCATCAATATAAGTCGAAATACCAAAATGTGACATATAAAGTGAACCGCCAGCGGTGTTATTTCTAAATCTTAGGTGACCGTCTTTCAGTCGCGTAAAAATATCGTCTGTTGAACGTTTCCCTCTCCAAGTACGTTGCACAATACCACCTAGTTCAATAGAATCATTCTGTATTTGAACATATCTGTTATTGTCACCGCCTTTAATTCCAATTCTATTAACATTGATATCAAGGCCCTCTCTTGATAAATTAAGGCTGTTGACAATATCGGTTTTATCTACTTTATCTCGCATATTTTGGATAAGAAGGTTTATTTCTCTATTACCGTTAATATCAATTTTATCAGCATTTAATCTAATACCACGTGGCCCCACATTCAAAGCTTGAGCCACTCCGTTATCATCATATCTGATTGTTGTTCCATCTGTAACGTTTTGAACAATCTCGTTTAATATATTTGAAAGTGTACGATTGGTTGCATTAAACTCTTCTTTAGTAATTCTTAATTTGATTTCCTTACCATTTTGTATAATTTGAGAACCATAGCGAGTCAATGTTTTCCTCTGTGCATCTGTGCTTTCTTTGACCTTGTTGTCTGTATAAACATTAGCTTTCTTTTCAGCGTTTCTAGCCTTTAGTTCTGCGTTTTGTTTTGCCTCTTCAAGTTTAGCTTGAGCATCTTATATAGCGCGTTGCTCTTCTTCCGAAATTTTACCATCAGCATACGCTTGCGATTCCTTCTCTTTAAGATCATCTTGAGCATCAATGTATGATTTTAAAGCTTCTTGCGCTTCTTGATTTGCTTGTTCAATACTTGCTTTAATCTCAGGATTATTGGACAAATCACTTAACTGGTCATCAGTATATTGTTTTTGTTCTTCCAATCCGTTTCGATATTCGTTTAACGTAACTTTATCTTTGATTTCACCTTTTAAAGTCGTTCTCTCAGCTTCAGCAGTATCTAAACGTTCAACAATACCGTCTTTGTCTGTTTTATAGTCCGATGTTTTTACATAGTCACGTAATTGTTCTTTTGTGGATTCTCTAGCTGCTTCAATAGCTGATTTAACAACATTAGGTTCTCCGACTAACTGCAAATCTTCATTCACCGTTAAACCAAATTTTGTTGCTATTATTTCCAACGCTTCTTTATATTTTTCATCAGTGTATTGTGACTGTAATAATTTAAATCTATCTGAAATGGCGATTTTGACATCTTCTACATCTGTATAAACATCTTGTAATTTCTTTCTATACTCAAGAAATAAAGTTTTTGTATCTACCAACCGACCAATCGTTGCAGTTTCGGGTGTCATAGATTCTAAATTATTTTTAATTTGATTATAAACATCAATCACAGCGTCTAAACTTGCTTGTAAGTCCGCTTTCAAATCATTATCTACTAAGTACTCGCTATTCAGTAATTCTGTAGCTTCTGACAAAAGACTAGCGTGTTGTATAGATAAATTAATAAAAATATTGTTTAATTCACTGAATAGCGCTTTCTCTCTTGTTATACCACCTAATTTTTCAACATCATTTGGTGTTGCTTCAATCCATCGACCATTCCAATATCTACGCAAGACAGCAACATCAGGGTTACTTGTATCATACCAAAGCGTATCATTGACTGGATTTTCTGGCGGTGTATCACTTTTATGAATTTTGCGTTCAAAGTATTCTAATTCACCATCTACAATATCTTTTACTATAGTATTGATATTGCTAATATTGTCGTTTAATTTTTGGTGTATTAGGTTTAATCGCTTGTTAAACTCTTCTCGTAATTCTGATTCTTTGAACTCTTTAGGTTGACCGAATGTATATGTGCTATTTTCTGAAATTATGTTATATTCTTCAGCAATAACTTCTGCCTCTACATACAATGGCGGGTTAAAATCTCTATGTTTTACTCTGACTGTATCGCCAATTGATATAATCTCGTGCGGATACGTAACTTCCAAATCAGTAGAAGTAATCTCATATGACATAACTGCCGACTTACGTTTATTTAACTCTGTTTTGGCTAAAGAACTTAATCGTGTTTCATTCATATTTTGATCATCTGATTGTGGTTCATATATCCCCCAAATATAGCGCATAGGTAGGTTGAATTGACTTTGCGCTTCGTCATCTGTCACAACTAGCTCTAAACGCTTCCCTTTGTCATTTTCAGGTCCCACAGCAATTAATGCTGTTTTGATTTCTGACATATCAATCTTCCTAGTTAACCCGACTAAATCTTTACCATATTCAATTTCTTTACCTTTGAATAAGCTGTTTTTCTTTTTGAGTACTACATATCTACCTTTGACGGTATTAGAGCTAAGCTCAATATAAAAATCTAAAACCATTTTATAGGTTGTACATAATTGCTTTAAAACTTCATATCTAGTTTGATAAGAAGTCCATGACGTAGTACGTAAGCCATCGTATTCGGTTTGTTCAGAAACTTCCCAACCTGTATCGCTCAACACATCTTTCAATGCTTCTGAAGTTGTCTTTTTCTCAAATTTTCCTGGTGCATACGGTTTAGCTGTTGTTATATCAGCAAGATAAGACGCTATACATTCTATCTCTGTGTAGCCGTCCATCGTATCTTGAACCCAGTTAATAATAAATTCACGCCATTGTTTGTTTGAATCCCTTATAATAACACGATGTCGTTTACGGAACTTTTCAGCTCTTTCTGATGATATGAGCAGTTCAAGCATTTCTGAATTGTCATTAACATTACGTTTATGAATCGCTCTAACTAAGGAAGGGTCATCAGTAGAAAGGAAATCTATAATCTTGTCGTTAAAATCTAAAACATGTATCACACTCTCATCTCCTTTCTATAAATATCTATCTTGCCATTTAACCGTCGTATCAAAGACGTTTTCAGGTTGTATGATTAATTCACTGTACCCAGAATCAACATTGAAATAATTACTTCCAAACGATTTCTCGCTCAACATTGGTTCCTCATTGATGACAACACTTTTTGCTTGCATATCTATTTTCACTAAATCACCTTTTTGTATAATGACATCCCTTGCGCCTTTCGGTTTCGGTAGAATCTCCGTATTGAATGAACCTAATCCATTCATCTCCATCCACTTATAACCGTTATACTTCGCACTATAGATAGCTATGATAGAAGCTGGACGCTGATAAAACTTACCGCCATCTATCCACTCTTTCTCATCCATATCAATAGGTTTACGTCTATCTGGGTCTTTAATGTGATCAAATTTCCAAGTTTTAATAGAAAATTTATTACCTACTCTTCTGAGCCGCATATAAACAACGATTCTGTCCAAGTTATACATTATCGGTTTATTCTGATAGTCGTATATCTTTTTGGGGTCTCCTTTTTGGTTATACAACGTAACAACAATATGTCCTATTTTTCTATCATGATATTTATTTTCATAACCAATAGAAGCAAGTAACTTACCATCACTATCATAAATATGTTGTGCTGTTCTTCCGGCACCTTTACCTTTTTGTTCAACAATACATTTATAGGTAATTTGAAAATCTGTCATCGCTTTAGGGAGCCCTCGTTTCGTGCCAGCACCAACCCAACCTTTTGCATCAGGAAAATTAGTTGCTTTATATCCTTCGCCAAGATTGGATATCACAAAATCACCGCCGACCTTACCACCTAAATCATTACTTGGAATATCTTCAGTAATCATCTTAGTCCAACCTTTGAAATCACGAAACTCACTATGATAAACAGGAGGCATGTAATCCTTAACTTCTTTGGTTACCTCATCATCACCAACCATAAAATAATCTTCATCATTTTTAGTGATCATAAAGTAACTAGATGATTTAATTGCTCGGGCTTCAACAATTAAAGGAGTGTCAGCAGTCCCACTATTTACAACTGAAACTTGGTCTGAAATCGC